ACCTTGTCAAGATATGTTGGATTAAGTAAAGATATTTGTCTTTTGTCTTCATTCTTTTTGTCTTCATAATCATAGTTGGTTTTTACATAACTGCTCGAATTGTTGTATGTGTACCCATATAATAATGTGTGTCCAAAAGTCACTCCACCAGAACCCATTGATATTTGTGTTATCCCACTGTATTTTGATAAAGGATCTAACCAAACTACAGAGGTTTCATATCCTCCACCAACATCATCATATCCTGCCAATGTTGCACCACTGTTCTCAAAGTGGTGAAGTGCTTGAGAAGAATCCGTGACGATTCTTTTTACCAAGGCTTCTCCTACATTTTGAGTGACTAGTGTTCCTCCGGTGGCATTATATGATTTTACTATATCATCTTCAGAAAAATTAAATCCTGGTCCTACCCCAGTAACTGTGAGTTTATTTAGGATAGGATCATATGATTTTACTAATCCTCCCCATCCAGTCACTCCGGTTCCATCAGTTTTTACTAATGTATCATTTTCCAGAAATCCCCCTGTTACGTTCTCTCCGAAAAACAATGTAATGCCATCATATTTTTTTGTTATGTATTTTTCGAATTTCCTCACACTCATTGGCCAATCAAAAAAGTTGTCGAATTTGTTGTTAAACATCATGACAACCCAATGATATTCCGAAGAACCATAAAGAGTATCCGCTATAGATTCTGGTGTATCGCTGTCGTTTATATTATAGTCAACAAAAAACGAAGATGCGGTGATTCCTTCTGATTGAAATGCCACTCTTCGAAGGATGTCAACTGCCATCCTAGTACCACCAGTTGGTCCAGTTGTTGAGTCTAACAGGACTTTTGGGAAATTTTTAAAATACATAGATCAATATCCATCCTCGATGTGGTTTGCGTCCAGTAGAGCCATCTCTTCAAAGGTAAGAGACATTACCATATTTGTTGGCGCTCCGGTGCTTTCGAAAGTAGAGAAAGAACCAGAAGATGCATAATCAACATTAATTTCTCGTAATGCACATCTTCCAATTCTATTTATCCAATCATTTTCAACAATATCACCAAATTGGTTTACTGTTTGATATTCAATTTCAAACTCGGCAGGGAAGTTGTAAAATGCACCAGCACCATATTTTTGGTTTAAAGTTGGATATGCATTCTTCTTAAATCTCTTTATAATTTCATATGCTCTTACAGATTCTTCTTCGTTCCTCGGTGAGAAGTTAAAGTTAAATTCAAACTTCCGTGAGATGGGTTCTCTGAAAAGAAGTTGTTTGCGTGGGTTAGGAGCGATCCTCGCTCCTGCTAAGAGGTATGAATCAATGTTTGTGTTCATACCAAGAAACCCTGCAACATTGTCTACCACACCAGGCGCTTTTGTTAAAACTGTTCTTGCAGCCAATCCTGTCCATGTGTTCATTAGATTTTGCATGAATGACATGTCCTGCTGTTCATAATCTAAAAGGGAAAGTGCTTGTATTTTTTGCGGCATGTAAAGTGCAATTGTTTGTTTTGATTTGTTTAATGCTTCTCCAAATCTTAATGTTCTTCCGGTAGACTCTATAGATTGTGCATTTGCATTTGCCCATTGTTGTGTGAGTGTCTTTTTATTTTCTTCTAATTTGGTTAATGCGGATTGTTGTTCGGTCGGTAAAGTTTCAAAAGCAAGTGATTCACCTGCTTGCATTCCGCCGTAACCACCACCAGCAAGTCCTAAAATTGGAAGTAAAAATCTCCACCTACTCGGAATTCCTTTTGCCATTCTTGATCCAGCGGCAAGACCTAATCCACCTCCACCAAGACCACCCCAAACTTGACCACCACCCATTGACTTCAATCCATCTGTGGCGTTTATCATGTCTTCTTGGGTCATATTACCAAATCCTGCTTCAAATCCTGTATAGATGTGAAACACAATAAGATGCGAGTGTTTTTCTGTTCCTAATGTAGAAGGAAACTCCAGTCTATCTGGACTTCCGTGAGAAAGAAGACCACCACCCATTTGACTCATATAATTTCCCGCAGAATCTCTAAACAAACCTCTTGCTGAGTCTGTTGCAACAGGTTGATAATTATCTTGACCAGGTCCGCCAAGCATGTCGTTTATCATATTTGGATTGGGTATCGACATCGTTTCATTTTCCCTTATTTTGATAGCACATTAAAATTCAAATACATAAGTATATATGGCATATAAAGGACGATACAAACCGAATCACCCAGAAAAATATATTGGAAATCCTACCAATATTATTTATAGAAGTCTTCTGGAGAGAAGATTTATGGTCTATTGCGACAAAAAGAGCAGTATCCTCGAATGGGGTTCAGAAGAAGTTGTTGTTCCATATAAATCACCAGTCGATAATAGGATGCATCGATATTATGTAGACTTTATAGTTAAACTGAAAAACAAAGATGGAATAACGGAAACCTTGTTAATTGAGGTAAAACCTAAAAAGCAATGCTCTGCGCCCAAGAAAGCAAAAAAGAAATCAAGAACATATCTCAATGAAATAAAAACTTGGGGAGTAAATAGTGCAAAATGGAAAGCGGCAAATGAGTACGCAGAAAATAAAGGTTGGAAATTTATTATTATGACGGATGAAACATTGGCTCCTTAAATAGGCATACATATTTACATGCCTGAACCAAATCAACAAGAAAGCACCACCTTTAATGGTGGAATAGTACAAAACCCAGATACAATTCTTTCAAGAAAGAATGTGTTTGATGCTCTTGATGATATGTTCAAAGAAACTGGACTTTCGCGTGGTTCCCAAGGTGCAATGCAATGGTATAGAAGTCTTGTCCGTGAACTTTTTGAATCAACAGAACTTTCACCCGAAGAAACAGTTTTGCGTGACAAATCTAGATTGATACAAAAAACAGGATACAAACGACTGGGTGGAATGTATCTTTTTAATTACTTAGCCAAAACACGAACGAAATTAAAATATTGGGATTCAGTTCCACTAGTCTTTATAATAAAATTTACCAAGGATGGTTTTCTTGGATTAAACTTACATTATCTTCCTCCTGTTATGAGGGAAAAATTATTTATTCTTCTTCGTACTAGGCTAAGAGGACCTGAAGAAAATCAATTTTCTAGATTAGTCATTCCATATGATGTATTAAAAAGTAGTAGACAATTTAGATATTATAGACCTTGTATTAAAAGATACAAGACTAAATATATTGGTTCCCGAATTCTACACATTTGGCCTAAAGACTGGGATCTAGCAATACACCTTCCAATTGATAGATTCCAAAAAACAAATAGATATCAAGTATGGGCGGAAAGCAGACGTAAACTAACGGAAGAGAAACAGGGAGTAGCAGAACAGTAATGCCTATAGTACCACCAGATTTAGCAGGCGGATCATTTGCCCGTAGTATATTGGAGATTGATCCTAGTGTCAATTTACCTTTAGTTGGCAACATTAATCTCTTTGGTGACACAGGGACTAAAGTTCCCAATGGTATTGATACTCTTGTTGCAAGCATAACACACAAGAAGTTAGCATATCCATTCAGATATGAAATTTCTTTCAATACCGCAGATGCTTTGTCTAATTTAAGATTGGCAGTATCTTGTGAAAATATCACGATGCCAGGAAAGAGCATTGCGACTCAGGAAATTAAAACACACGGACCTGTAGATGATATGCCATATGAATCTTCATTCTCTGGAGATGTCGAAGCGACATTCAAAGTTGCTGGAGATTATTTTGAAAGAAATTTCTTCGAAGCATGGCAACAAAAAATAGTAAATCCAAGAACAAATAACCTCGGATATAAAGATTCATATTCTTGTGAAATAGAAATCACTCAACTTGATTTACAAGATCAACCAATATACCACCTGATATTAGAAGATGCTTTCCCCAAAACAGTACATCCAGTAGAACTTGGTGATGAAAGAGAAGGAATACAAAAACAATCTATAAGTTTCTCTTACCGTCAATGGAGAATGAAACCACCAGATCAAGTTGGATTCTTGCAGGGTGTAATAAATAGATTAGACTTAAGAGGAAGATTAAACCGACAACTGGATGGACTATTCGGAGGAACAATCCCGATGAATCCTACTGCTATTGGTGGTACAGTTCTGAATCTTCCTTGGGGGTTAGATCCCGGAGAAATTACTGCTCAAGGCGGATTAGCAGTATCAGATTTCTTTAATGACTTGATTGGATAATTTTAAAAACATAATGGAGAATATTATGACGTTACCCTCACCAACAATACCCAAATACGAAATCAGAGTTCCCTCTACAGGGGAAACTGTTTCGTATAGACCTTTCATTGTGAAAGAAGAAAAAGTTCTTTTGATCGCATTGGAAAGTAATCAATATTCTATGATTGCAAATTCAATTAAAGATATTGTAAACACTTGCACATTTGAAAAATTGGAAATGAATACCATGCCTGTGTTTGACTTGTGTTATCTCTTTTTGAATATTCGTGCAAAATCTGTAGGGGAAACAGCAGAACCAACATTCCTTTGTCAAAACTGTGAATGTGCAAATTCTGTTGAGGTAAATCTTACAGACATTCAGGTGATAAAAGAAGATACCCATACAAATAAAATTTCTTTAGGAGAAGGTTTGGGTATTTTGATGAAATATCCTGTTTTGGTTCCAGAGACACCAGACGGAATGGAAGTAGGCGATGCTTCTGTAAAATCAGTGTGCGACTGCATTGATATGATTTACACTAATGAGGAAGTACACAAAGCAAAGGATTATAAACCAGAAGAACTTTCTGAGTTTGTTGAAAATCTAACACACAAACAGTTTGAAAGCATATTGAAATTTTTCACCACAATGCCTAAAATTTCACACACAGTAGAATTCAAATGCGTAAAATGTAAAGAAGAGAATGAAATCGAACTGGAGGGACTCGGTGATTTTTTTCTCTGAGTCTCAGTCATGAGACACTAATGTTATATTACAAATTAAATTTTCAGATGATGCAACATCATAAATACTCTCTTGATGAGTTAGAAAATATGTTACCTTGGGAAAGAGAAATATATACAGCAATGCTAGTTAAGCATATCGAAGAAGAAAACGAAAAAATAGAGAAGTATAACAGACAAAATCAATAATGTCAGAACGAATAAAACAACTCGAAGCAAAAGTAGCCGAAGCAAAACGCTCGGTTCGTTCTACTATGACTATTGGAGAATTGAGTAAAGAATCAATTCGTGATGTTATAACTGAAGTCGGGGAAACTCATGCATATCTCGATGCTCTATTCAATAAATCAGATAATGAATTGAAGGGTTCTACTGTATCTTTTCGAGATGAGATGAAAAAACTTGTCCAAGAGGGAAGGGATGCAGACTCACGAAGATTAAAAGAAATTCAAAATAGAATTAAAGAAATCACAATGGTCGCTTCCGAAACTGGAGACGAAGAAAGTGAATTCATTAAAGAATATGGTATGGCAGCAGAGTCTGGTATACGCAAAGCGAGAAAATTTTCATCAAGAGCAGAAGTAGGTCCCGGATACGGAGAAGGTTTATTCCGCACCGTTTTTGGAGATAGACTAACAACGTGGATTAATACTGGTTCCGACAGAGGGGTTAAAAAAAGAAGCAGAGCAGATTTAAGATTAAAAGCGGCACAAGCAGATTTGTCTGGTGCTATGTCGGGATCATCCGAAACAGATTTAACACCAGCAGAAGCCGCTGAAAATAGAAGAGAAGGTGAAGTAAGACAGAAAGACATACAGAAAAAAGAAGATGTCGTAATTGATTTGCTGCAAGAAATTAAAGCAATGCTCGGTGGTGTTGGTGGTGTGGCAATAATCTCCAACGGAGAAAACAATAATGCATCCGATGGACAGCCCGGTGGAGGTCCCGGTGCCGGTGGAGGAATTGGAGCCGCACTCAAAGAATTCTTTACATCGCCAGGAGGCCTCGTTGGAGCAGGTGGACTTCTAACTTTCCTATTGTCGAGGGGAAGAAGGGGTAGACTACCAGGCACAACTCCAAGGGGAACAACTCCAAGGGGAACAACTCCGAGAGGAACAACCCCACCACCATCAACACCAAAACCTCCCACACCCGCAAACAGAACACCGACTCACACTGGGAATTTCAATGGACACAAGTGGCCAGATGGTTATATTGATCCAAAAACAGGAAACAGATATCTTCACCGAGGTGGAAATGGTTCTGGTGCTTGGCAAAATCCACAAGGTAGATTTACGAAAATACCAGATGGTAAGGTTCCAAAGGCACCAAGAATGAAACCAAAGTTTAAAGGTGGGAGTGCTGTGTGGGAAGTTCCATTCGCTGTTGGTTATGGTCTTCAAGGTGGAATAGACCTTGCCAATCAGGCAGCGATGAATCCAGATATAGTTCCAGAAGGAATGTCAACCGATGAATATTCTAATTGGGGAATAGCAGCCGGTGCTATTCAAGGATTGGATATGTTTGGACAGGCAGAAATGTACGGTTTCGAATCCACCGCAGATTTAGCAGATGGTGTTGCTGCTTTGTTTGGTAGATCACGGGCAGATTTAGAAATGCAACAAATGGAGATCGATCAGTCACGACTTGCTGATAAAAGGAAAGCAGTGAATAACTTCCTTGATAACATGAGTGCAGGATTTGATAGACATACGCCTCTCGGAAAGAGAATTTTCTATGGTAATCAATACACAAGATTACAAGTTCTCAAACATTCTGGAATTGATGAATTGCAAGTTTGGATGCACAATCATCCTAGTTTCAGAAACAAACCAATTTCAATTAAACAAGCAGAAGAAATAATCATAATGCAACTTGCTGTTGCCATTGCTGAACATGAAGCACAAATGAATGGTAAGAAGAAAGTAGATCCTGCCAGAGTACAGCAAATTGCAGAGCAACTGAGAAAAGGTGATTTCAAATTACCAGGCGATAATCGATTAGGTATCGGTGACAATACCGTCGATATTTTCCCATCACAGTTTGGAGATTCCCGCGACAATCCTGAATTCGGTTCGCCTTCAGACACTATTCACAGAAAACTGTTAGAGCATGGAGTAGGTGGACCACAACTCAAACCATATCTCCAAAGAGAACTCTTTGGTCCTAATTTTGGTACGGAATCAATATCGATTCCTCTGTCTCCTGTTTCAATGACACCTTCGGTTGGTCAAATCAACAACTTAATGCAGTTGGACAAGAATGCTGCGGGAGTGTTTGAAATGGGAGCAACTAACGCAACTGCATTGATGGGTTCAAATACACAAATGGCAGTTGCTCAAGGTGTGTCAGTAACAAACACACAAAACTATTTCGCTGACGCATATGATGAATCATCATTCATGGACACAGATAGAGCAAATTTGTTTAATGATGTAAACTATAATATAAGATACTCATAATGAAAAACCCCCATCCGAAGATGGGGGTTTTCCTTAACCAAACGAAGTCAACAATTTCAACTTTCGTTGGCCAACTTCTCAAAGTATGACAATGCATCTTCATCATTTACATCTTCACTGATGCTATTGTTTTCCTTTGGAGTGGTTGTATCCTCAGCGATTTGAGTTTCCTCTGCTGTTTCTGAAAATCGAACATTTCCACCAAGAACTGAATCTAGTTTTGCCTTGAGTTCATCATATGACTTGAAGTTGGATGGATCGGTGAAATCTGCAAGAGAGTACTGCTTTTCCCACAACGCTTCAAGTTTTGCATCATCACCATCAAGAACTGGTGATGCATCTTCGAACTCACTCTTGTCATAGTTAACAAATCCTGCAACCTTACGAACCTTAAGACGGAAGTTTGCACCAGTCCAGAAATCAAACGGATTGATTGCAGTTTCGTCTTCGAACTCTGGTTGCATCTTCTCCATAATCTTGTCGAAGATTTTCTTTCCGAATTTGTAAAGGAATACCTTACCTTCATTTTCGGGATTCTTTGGATCAGAAACAACAAGAATGTTTGCGTAGTAACTCAATCGACGCTTGCGGTTTCGTGCAATATCCTTGTCGGATTCAATACCACTGTTCCACAGTTGAGTGTTCATTTCAGAAACCGGATCCTTATCACCAAGAGTAGTGCGTGAGTTTTCGATGTACCAACCACCAGGTCCCTTGAACCCATGATTGAATACACGAACCCACGGAAGGTCTTCATTCTTTGGTGTTGGAAGGAATCGGATAACCGCATATCCATTGGATGCCTTGTCTAGTTCTGGCTTCCATAGTCGGTCATCCTTGTATGACTCACTCTTCTTTGAGAGTTTGTCGAGTTCGCCAGTCAACTTCTCGAAACTGGACTTTGAATTGCTTTTCATGCTTTCAAATGACATATGTTTTCTCCTATATGTGCGTAGTGTACGAAGTGTACGTTGTGTAAAGATGTATTATACAGCAGGAACTCCCTGCGTCAAGTACTATATATTGTTTTATACTGGTAATTTTGAGATTTTTGGTAAGAGATTGGAAAATTCACCTTCTCTTTGAATTTTTTCAATCAATGGCTGAGATAGCAACTTGGCACCAAATGCAACATCAATATCAAATTCCTCACAACAATGAATAACTGATTGGATATATGAATCATATTTTTCCACCTTTTCTTCTACCATCTGACAAAATTCTAATTCTGTAACATTCATGCTATATCTCCTATAAATATATAGGTGTATCATACAACAAAGAAACATAATGTCAACACATTATACATAAGATAGAAAAAGATTCTAGGAGAATACAATGAGTGCTAAAAAAGGTTCAATCCAATTATCTGCCAAAGAGGGAACTACGGGTTCTTATGTTTTGACAGAAACTCACGGTCAAACTTGTACCGGAATTAGTTCTGGTGTGAGTGGTTATACTGGTGACTATGACGTTCAAGTTATTAAATTGGCTTGGGGAAGTACAGGAGATTTTTACTGGGCAGATGAGGCGGTAGGTGCCGCTGGTGCAACAAATTGCGGAGCGGGACCGCTACCAGTTCAACTTCGTTCAAATGCAGGTGCCGCAATTAGCACAAGTGCTTTGAGTGGTTCTTCTTCCAGAGCAATTGATGTTAATGTTATCAATCAAGGTGGTTCTGCCGGACAATTAGATATTTCTAATATTAGTGCAGGAAGTTATGCTACAGCAGGTGCATATATTGCAATTGCAGGTACAACAAATGGTGGATATGTACCAATCGCAGGTTCTACTGCGGGTGGAGCAATTCCACATGTTGGTGCAACAACAGATTTATCCGCAACTGGTGGATATGGAACTTCAGCACAAGCAAAGTCATCCACAGGTGGTTTTGCTGGAACAATATCCTCAAAACTAAGAAGAATGGCATCGGATCTTCATAGCATTAATGTTGGTGGTACGGGAGCAGATGGTACTTATCGAGTCGGTGGACTCTCCGCAGACCTTAGAAGTGTAAATGGTTGGACTGGTAGTGCTAAAGGAAAGACTGTCCTTGTAGAAGCAACAGGTGGAGTTACTGCATCAATTAGTGCAATCGCAGGTGGAGTAACAATTGGAATTGGAAGCATCGCCGTTGACAACCCAATAGTAATGGGTTCAAGTACTGCCGGTACTGGTGGTGCATACCAAGGTTCAGGTGGTGTTCAAATCAGAACTGCATCTACCACTCTTAAGTCTGGTGTTCGTGTTAAGAACGTACACGGTTCTGGTACACTTACAGTTTCATACGACAGCATTGCAGGGTCTACATCAGCAATGACTGGTGGGTGGGACCTGGACGATGCTGAAGAAGTCTTCATTGAAGTAGATAACTTGAATAAAATTTATGTTCGAGGAACAATAGACGCAGGAATCAATTACTGCTACTACGCAAACTGATATGTTAGGTGATAAAGTTACAAAAAATAAAAAGCCTGCCAGGCAAAAATCGAATCGTCGTCCAGAACCGACTGTGACGAGAGGTGCTTTGCGTAAGAGAAAGGCAGCCTTAAAAGTTTCTAGTGTTGATGTAGGCGAGGGTCCATTGGGGTTCGATCCGCTTGACATTTCAGGTTGCTACTTCTGGTTTAGAGCAGATCAGATTAGTGGACCGTCGAATGGAGACAATATCACCTCCAGTCATACCGTTTCAAACGAAGGTGCTTCGGGAGGTTTTGTACACTCATCAACAGCAAGTGAACAACCAACATATACTGCCAGTGCGATCAACTCCAAACCAGCAATTACATTCGACGGAAGCACTGAGTTGTTGAAGTTAAGCACTGAGTATGATGTCGGTGGTGCATGTAATTTGTTTGATGAAGACTTCGGAAGTGATTTTACCGTAATGATTGTTTGTAGACCTCATGATGTATCAGATAATACTCAGAGAATTTTTGGACTTTATAGTAGCACCAATATCACGTTACTCAGTGAGTTAAACCAAAGGAATCACCTTTGGATGGGAATCAAATCCAATAGCAAATTCTCAATATGCGGAAAGTCCACCAACGGTGATATCGTTACAGCAGCAAGTGCAATATCAGATAACGAAGCACATATTTTCACCGCAGTATATGATCAATCAGAAACAAAAATGTTTCTCTTTCAAGACGGACATCTAAGTGCGTCTAATTCCGCGTTTGAACTGGGCAATGGTAGCGGTTCTGGTGGTAATACCACTCTCAATATGGGTGCGGTTGCCCAGGTCGGAGGGAAAGGTGGTGGGACAGTATACAAAGACAAATTCGATGGTGATATCGCAGAGATTCTAATCTATGACAGAAAAATGTCAGAGAGAAATCTAACCAAACTCCACCACTACTTGGGTAAGAAGTATGCAATCAATACAAAATCTGGTCGCAAGTCTATATCTCGTTTTGGATAATCATCTCTTCTTGATAATTTCGAATCGCATTTAGAAGTGCTTTCGCATATCTGTTTGGTTTATCTTCAAACACTTGCGGGATTCCTTCTTCGGTTGCAATCAAAATCACAATGTTATCAATCGGTTTACCAGTCATCTCTTGCCACATGATGGCATATGCTGTTGCTTGCATGAAGTAGTTTTCGATGTCTGACTTTCTCTTTGCTCTGGTTGAACCTTTGAAGTCAATGATTGAAAGTTTACCGTTGTATTCTCCAACGCAATCAACACGACCTGCAAGTTCGAGAGTAGAAGACCATAGAGGTACTTCCTGTGCAAGAACATTGTCAATCTTATCGAGTTCGGGTTGCAGTTGCATAAACAAATCTCGAATCGGCAGTTCACAGTTGTCTACCGATTTGAGATTGTTGTTGATGTAATCTTCAATGAGATTGTGGAATTTGTTTCCACGACTGAGAACACGGCGTGACTCTGTGGGGTTCTCTGCACGCCACTTGGCGAAGAACTTTCTCTTCTCCCATCCAGTCACAGTAGTTACTGAAGGATACTGTCCTTCGGGCGTAACATAGATTCGCTTACCGTCTTCGTAGACAGTCTTCAAATCGCCAAAGTCTTCATCCAAGGATACATGGTTAAATTGCTTCATAATAAAATCACCTTTCACATTATATACTAAGTTTGTTGTTTGTCAATACTATTTATCAAGGTGCGGGCATCATCGGATTTTGGAATCCACCAGGCGTACCAGCGCCGGGGTGTGATCCGCCTCTTGCTTTCTTTATATTTGTAGGAATGTTTGGATTTGTTTCGTCAATACCAGCAAAACCTGGCGCAATAATACCGGCAGCAATCAGGCCTGCCAACAATCCGAGGCCGGCAAGTGCCGCAATTAAAGCGCCCATTCCGATTCCAACCGTTGGTAGGATCGCGTTGTACGCCGCTTGAGAAATAACTCCTCTTGCCAGCATTTGACTTAGAATCCTTCTTGCCTGGCCGTCTCGACCGAATCGCACCGCATCAGTAAACTTTGACCACATTCCCTGACCTGTCCATTTCATCTGTCCATAGAGAGTACCAGACGGTTGCCATCCGTACTGACCACCATAACTTCCGGGAGGTATTCTGAACATTCCCGTTGGCTTATACATCTGCTCATTCAACGCTTGGCGTCTTCCGGCTTCATATGCTTGTTGTAGATGTTCGTTGAGGTTCATTTGGTTTCCCTATTTTATTATCAATGCGATGGTTTCAGGTGCGACCCAGGCTGTTGTTGACTTGGATATCTCTGCTGTAGTACTGGCTTCGGAATACTTGGAGATATTGTTGTCAATCCAGCAAAACCTGGCTCAACGATTGCACCCATGATAATTCCAACTATAAGTGCGCTAAGTCCAAGTGTCACCAACAGACTAGAAAGACCGGCAGCAGAAAGTGTACCGGCCGCATACTGGGCCATCGCAGTCGTCAATTGACTAGCCGTGGCAGCAGTAAGGAATCCTCTCCCAACCATGTGTTGCAAAAGTCGTGAGGCCGCTTGGGTGTTTCCTGCTCCTCGTAGTCTCATGAACTCTCTCCAAAAATCTACTTTTTTCCATCCTTGATATTGTGACGATGGTTTCATGTACCCACTATCCGGCAGGACTCCGAATTTCCCCGAAGGAGTTGTCACAGGTTGCCTGATAAATTGTGGTGGGCCTTGATATTGCTCATTCAAAGCCTCTCTTCTTCCGGATTCGTATGCTTCTTTTAACAGTTTATCGTTTCTAATTTCATACATGTCAATATCCCCTTTGAGATTGTATTTGAATAGCATCGCTTGCTCGACGCATCATTGAAAATTTATCTTGTTTATCGCCAGTCTTACCTAGCATCTTGTCTCGTCCTTCAATTTCGCCTTCGTTACCCATCACTGGTGACATTCCACCACCGACTGCGTTGGATGCTTGTTCCCAGTAGTAATCCTCTTTGAAGTTCTTTGGCATACCACTCAAGTCTGCACCGATTGCGAACTTCTTTTCTTCATCAGAAAGAATTCTTTTGAGTACGGATTTGATTTGACCTGCATACTTCATAATAAAGTCCTGCGAACCCTCTGTTGTTCCGGGTGCCATTTGAGCAACTTCTGTTGGTGCTGCGGGTTGTCCCATCATTTCAGGACGAACTGGTTCGCCAGGTACTGGGCCCATGCTTCTTGGCATACCACCCTGTGGCATTCCAGGCATTGCAGGACCTGCTTTCGCATCCCTCATTGAAAAATCATCTTCCTTTGGTCGAAGGTGATGTCTTTCAACGGGTTCAATTCCCATTCGCTTTGCAAATTCTGGAGAAGGTTCCATTGATCTTGGACCTTCTGTTTCTTGTGCAGGAGGACCAGCATTTGGTTGTTGCGGCGGCCCGCCTGGTTTTTGTTGTTGCTGACTGGGTGCTTGTGGAAGACCTGGTTGATCGTCCATGCTGGGTGCAGGAGGCATAGGAGGTTTCGGCATTCCCATAGGAGGTTGTCCGCCCATAGGAGGTTTCGGCATTCCCATAGGAGGTTGTCCGCCCATAGGAGGTTGTCCGCCCATAGGAGGTTTCGGCATTCCCATAGGAGGTTGTCCGCCCATAGGAGGCATAGGAGGTTGTCCACCCTGTGGTTTTCTTACTGCACCCGCTAAATCATTCCAACTAAATTCAGTGCTTACCGCACCAGGCTGTCCTGTTTCTAATGGTGTGGTTTTGGTTTGTCCCATTCCCATCTGAGACATTCTTTCTTTTGCCATCCTGATCAATTTTTGTTTTTCATCTTCCTTATCACCACCAAACTGTTCGACAAGTGGTTTTGTCTTCTTCATAATTGAATCAAGAAGTTTCTTCCCTTGCGGAGCAAGTCCTTTCTTTTCCTTTTCAAGTCCTTTGAGCGTTTGCTTGAGTCCTTGTGGGGTTACAAAATGAATGTTCCTTGCATCAATTTCGGGACCACCATCTGTGAACATGGCAAATCCCATAGAAAGAAGTTCAACTTCCTGTGTAGTCAATTTAGAAAAGTCTTTCTTAGAAAACTTCTTTGCTTCATTCAAAAATTCTTTTGAACCTAATGGATTTCCTGTATTTCTGTTCATCGGTTGCTCCATGATGCGTTTGTTCGTGGTGTAAAGTTTTGCGGAATTGCTGCACTCCTCGAAACACCCCTTGCTTCCATATCGTATTGGTTAATCTGGTTTACAATTTTTTGTACTCTTCTAGTTCTATCTGCACTCTTTGGAAGTCCAACAGTATCTTGCATGTTTTGAATTAGTTGTCGTTTTGCATAACTGTCTGGCATTTTATCGATAACAGACTTCAATTTATTTTTATCCTCATCTCGAAGAATTATTTTATCAAGACTTTCCATACTGCTTAGAACTTTACTAAAATCATATACTGTTTTAGTGTTCATGTTATTTAAAAATGTGCTATTTGAGGTATCACCATATCTTACCAGAGTTTTATCACCCTGAGACATACTGGCAATTGTACCTGCCTTATCCTCCACACCGAGACTCGCTTGGAAAGTAAGATTTCCTTTGCTCTCCGATAATTGTAGTTGTTCTTTTAAGAATGTTTTAAAATCTTTCATGGTGTTCCTATCAACTCAATGATACTATGTTTTTTGCAGTTGTTGGGTATGTGGCATGAGTTACTCCATGAATACCCCTATGAAAGACTGGAATAATTGTTCCTGATGGGACATTTGAAAATAGCACATCTGTTCCGTCTTTTAATCGCAGTCCAACGGAACCAGTTCCACTTGCAGGACCACCAACATAGAGACCTCTTCCATCTGCGGAAATTTCCCCTGTAGGTCCACTGGCAGAAGATATTGTTGTTGAATGATTGTATACTTCTCTTGACATTTTGAAAATCTCCCTAGACTTTTGTTCATCATTATGTATAATGATGTTTAGTTTGATTTTTCTAAAGAAAAGGTATTATACATAATTGGTACTCTTAAGAGATATTAAATCGGAGAATTATGAATGAACTATAATTTCAAAAAACATTTAGAAGAATGTCTTCGTAACGATTACGAAGCAATTCTAAATGAACAAGTACCAGAATTACTTGCCCGCCCAGAAGTGGGACCGAAACGACCAACAACACTGAAACCAGGTCAAGGTGTTCTAAAACCTGGTTTCGAACTTGAAGTCGGGCCCGAAGAGGTTGATGTAGATGAAGTTCTACAAGACATTCTTGGAGGATTTCCACCCGGATGGACAGTGAATGTGTGGCAAGGACATGAAGGTTGGTATATAATCCGAGATGCTGACGGAAATGTATACAAGATCATTCACGTTGGTAATGACGGTATATATGGTACAATGGACGATTCTGATTATCCTCCGGGAAGTTACTGGTATAATGGTAATGTTATTACTCCAGCACTTCCGCCTGGGTGTCAAGGTACTTCATGTGCATGGCCAGCAGGAACCCACTTCGCAGACGGATTCTTCCATCCCAACGAAGCATATCTTGTTTCAGTAGGTTTACCAGCAAATCTTGTTTGGGGACCACAGGGACAAAACAGATGGTGGGTTTACGACTCCGACCTCGGTGTATATGTTGAATGGAATCCAGCAAATAGTGGTACAGACTACACCGAAGGAATGCCAACAGACCTCGGAGGATTCCAAGGTTGGTGGAACAGTCAACCTTGGTATGTCCAAGCGGCAATCATGGCAGGTATTGCGGTTGGAGCATACTTCCTCACCGATGCAATCATGAATTGGTTGGATGATGACGATGCTAACCCACCGCCTACCGGACCACCGCCACCAATTGATCCTCCAACCGGAGATGATGATCCACCACCACCAGATCCTCCTAGCGAACCACCGCCTGCGGATGATCCATCTCCTCCAGATGATCCACCAGATGATCCACCACCACCGGATGATCCGACAGATGTTCCCGGAGATGATGACGATGATGACCCAGGTCCTCCTCTTCCGTGATTGAAAAATTAAATAACATTTAAGCAGAAAACCCCACTTCGGTGGGGTTTTTTGTTGTTCGTAGTTGTTATTTTTTATAGATATAGTAGTGAGTAAAAAGAACACATATCGAAACGATAAAAAACGACGACGCCTTAAGTGGCAGAGTCGTTTTTTTAATTCTAAATTGAGTTTTAATGGCCGTCGAGCAGATAGACAGTGCGCCAGTCGTTACGCTATCCATGCACAGTGTAGGTATATCTAACCTACACTAAGGAATTTCGCTACCTTACGACCGTCATTTCATAGTAGACAACTCTCCGGCTGCAACCGGAGAGTTGTCTTTTATATATGTTTTTGATTATGGGTCTACGCACTCACCCGCAATGATTTTCTTAAAATCTTTTGTGAGGAATGCTTGAAACTGAGGTTGTGCTGTAAATGAACCTTTATATCGAACTTCCAAATCTAGAATTGCAACCTTACCTTTTCTGATCTCAAAGAATACCTTGGCTGCATTTGATTCATCTCCTGCGGGGTTTGGAACCTGTACCATTGTGTATGGTTTTTTCGAACCTGCAAGATGACTCAATGCACACAATACACTTTCTTGAGGATATACTGATCCCGTTCCAACATAAGGTTCCCCCTTTCTCATCTGTCCGACACCTGTTGCAAGAGTAAACCCAAAATAATACTTGTCTAGGTCTTTGTTTGCGTTTAGTTTATCGTTCAAGTTAACCTTCAAAATCAAATTGATGAGGGAGTTTGCAAACATCTCCATGTGTGGTTCGATAATTTTCATCATCTTCGTATATAAGTCACCTCTACCGACTTGACCATTCATCCATGTTCTGAACCCTGTTCCTCTTTCATAACCTTCAGCAAGTTTACCTTTAATGTTTGGGTATGATTTTTTTGTGCCGGCGGGTTTTGCAAGGACAAGTTGCTCATCCGACAATTTTAAATGTTCACCTTCAATTTTTACCAAATTGAGTTTGTCTGCCTCACGAATCTTATCAGCAAACCAACCAACTCTCATTTTTCTGATTTGTTCTTTTATCTTATCAAACTCTCTACCTTCCATCACAGAATCAAATGCTTTGTTAATGAGTGTTGGATCGGCGGAATGTTCTACATTTTTCTTCTTAAGAGAAACACCATAGTAATATTCATTAGCCGCATGCTTACCTGTATAGAGAATAAAATCAGATGAATTGTAATCTTTCATTCCAAATGCATCAAGTTTAAATACGTTCACTGGTGCTGGCCAAACATTACCAGTCATATATCCTGCTTTAATTTTTGTGTCAGTGGGTTCATTGTGGTGCCGAGTCAACCAGTCTTTGATTGCAATTGCTGCCGATATACCTCTGCACATATCATCAAGAACAACTTTATTTGTTGGATCCATTGCACGAATGAACTGTTGCTTTCCAGTTCCAAACTTCACAAATCTATCTTTGTTTACTTTATCTCTAACTTTCTCTGTAAAGGAAACCAATGAACCAACATCTTTGGCAGCATTTTGTAATTCTCGTTTGCTATAGAACAAACAACCGAGCGTTGCGATTTCCGAAAATTCAAGTGCCATATATGTCTCCTTGTTATTATTTATACAGAAGGAGAGTCAGGCTTTATTTTTTACTCGAAAAGTCGTCTTCCATAAACTCCAATAATA